AGGTCATTGTCTGGGTGCAGTTTCATCATGAAGTGCGGGTCATCGAACAGCTTATCCGTGAGAAGTTTGGGACGGTTGGGACGCTTTATTCAGGCACAAAAGATCGTGAGGAATCGATCAGGCAGTTTCAGCAGAACGAGGTGCAGTATTTAATCGCTCATCCCCGGTCAGCGGCTCACGGCCTTACGTTTGTCAACTGTTCGGCAATGGTATTTTTCAGCCTCGATTATTCCTATGAGGCTCACATACAGGCTCGTGACCGTATCCACCGTATCGGGCAGGGTTCGGCGTGTCTGTATGTCTATTTGGTCGCAAGTAATTCAATTGACGGCGAGCTTTTAAAGGTTTTGCAACGCAAACAGTCATTACAGGATGTGGTCTATGGGATTGTCAGAAACAAGGCTAAAAGAAAAAGTTCTCGCAATGCTTAAAAAGGAGTTTCGAGATGCGTGGGTTTATAAAACTTCAGATAGATGGAAATCAGGGATACCCGACATCCTTGTCTGCAAAGAGGGACGCTTCTTTGCGGTGGAACTTAAGGTCGGGAATAACAAGGCTACGAGATTGCAGTTGTACGTTCTTAAACAGATTAAACGTGCCGGTGGGCGTGTGGCTGTGTGTCGTAGTGTGGATCAGGTCAGAAGTCTACTTAATCAAGGAGGTGATTTAAATGATCAAAGTCGGTGAACAAGTTCTCATTGCTGTAAAAGTGAAAAGCATTACGGAATCCGAGGAAGGTATTTCCTATCGGGTCAGCCCTCTGGGTAAAGAGCGTTATACCTCGATGGACATTATTGATTCGGATATCCGGTCTTTTATCGGTCAGGAACCGGAAGGAGGAAAAAAGAAATGAATAAAGATGATGAAAGAGATTTACTCAACCGTTTCAAATGCGCTAAGGAACGCCGGGATGAAGTGAAAGAGGCGTTGAGAGTGGCGCAGGAGGAATTCGAGCAGGAGGAATCTCGGCTCATTGAGTTCTTGGAAGCGAATAGTGCGATATCCACCGCCAAGTATGAAGGCATCGGGTACGCACAGATTCAGAAACCGAGACTCTATGCGAGCTGTCGGCAGGAAGATATGAATAGGCTTTTTGATTTCCTTAAAGATCAGGAACGTGAGGACCTCATTAAGACCACTGTCATGCCACAGAGCCTTTCGTGTTTCACGAAAGAACGCATTGAGGAAGGGCTCGAGGTTCCGGAGTTTATCAGTTATTACCTTAAACCAACAATCAGGCTTTACGCCTAAAGGAGGCATGTCATGTCTAATGAAATCACAAAACACGAAAACGGTTCTTTAATGCAGGCAGATAAAAACCAGCGGGGCTTTGAGTCCGGCGTTGATCAGGAAGACCTGATCATACCACGAGCAAAATTGATTCAGGCATTGTCGCCTGAAATGCAGGAAGGCTTAGAAGGAATAAAAATCGGATCAATAATCAACTCATTAACTAAAGAGATGTTGCCGGATGAATTTATTCCTATCTTCGCCTTCAAGAATTATATCCGTTTCAACCCACGCAGTAAGGATGACCCGAATTTCGATCCGGCGTTTGAGCCGGGTGCGATTATCTGGCGTTCCTCTGACCCGAGCGATCCTCTCGTGCAAGAGCAGACCAAGTTTGGGCGTAACGGTGAGAAGCCGGTTGCTATAACGTTTTTGAACTTCTTCTCATATTTTCCCGGTGTTCCTATGCCGGTGATCGTGAGTTTTTCAAAGACGAGCTACAGAACCGGCAAGCAGTTGCTTTCACTGGGCAAGTTTTGCGGGGGCGACATGTTCTCACGCAAATACAAGTTAGCGTCCCAGATGGAAACAAATGACATCGGCACGTATGCCGTGTTAAAGGTCACTCCTGTCGGCAATTCTTCGCCTGACGATTTCGCTATATGCGAAAGGCTATGGAATGACTTTGCCGGTAAGGCAAAGGATATTCAGGTTCATACAGAAGAAGAACCCGCAGACGAAGAAAGACCGTATTAAGAAACTCAGGGGTGGGGATTCTTCTGTCCTCACCCCTGTTTTTATAGGAGTGTTTTATGACAATACCGGAACAGTTACGTGATAACCGGTATGGTTTCCTCAAACTTCGTGGTCAGACAAAAATGCCGCTTGAGCCCGGGTGGCAGAAGAAACCGTACCGTTTTACAGATATTGAGCCGTGGGTTAGCACCGGCAACAACTACGGCGTAATGGGCGGCGAGGGTGAGCTGATCATCCTTGACGCTGATCAGAAACGCATAAGCGAGATCGCCGAGTCTGATTTGCCGAAAACATTCACGGTGAAGACGCCGAAGTGCGGGCATCATTACTATTTCTTATGCGCAGAGATCACACGCAAGATTGTCCTTAATAAGGACAAAGAACATTTTGGAGAGATCATATCGAGCGGCGCTCAGGTTGTCGGGTGTGGATCGATTCATCCGGAAACAAAGACGCCGTATGAGTTGTTTCGGGATTTAGGGATCACACGCATCAGCCGGGAGGAGATATTCTCGCCGTTGGCTGAGTTTTTGATTAACGACAAGCAGTTGTATGACGGCATAAAGCCTGAGGATATAGATATCATGTCGGTTCTGCAAAAGAACGGCATTGAGTTAAAGAAAATATCCGGACAGTATTTTTGCTCTCATCCGATTCATGGATCAAAGACCGGGGCGAATTTAGTTATTCATCCGGAGAAGAACGTATGGAAGTGTTTTCGGTGTGATTCAGGCGGCGGAACGCTTCTTTTGATCGCTGTGCTCGAGAGACTTATTGAATGCGAGCAGGCGAAGTCAGGGGCTTTACGGGGTGATTTGTTCAAGAAGGCAGTCAAGATTGCGGAGGAGAAGTACGGATTCAAGATTAAGAAGCAAGTCGGCGTTGCTGTTCCGGCCGGATTGTGGAATGACGAGTGGAACGCCAAGAGGCTTGTCGAGCGGCACGCTGGCTTAATCAGAAATTGTGATCATCTTGGAGGCTGGCATGTATGGAATAAAAAGGCGTGGGTTGCTGATGAAATTCATTCGATAACAGCTCTCGCTCGGGAAACTGTCGGGACGTTTCATGAATATTTACATGACATGGATGAGGACGGGCAACAGTCATTTCTTAAACATATTCGCTCATCGGGTAATGAGACAAAACTCAAAGCGATGGCGAATGTTGCACGAAGCTGGCCGAAGATGTCAGTCCGTTCTGATGATTTTGACGCTGACCCGTATTTACTCAATTGTCAGAATGGAGTCGTTCAGTTAAAGACAGGCAAGCTGATTCCGCACAGTCCGGATCTGCTTTTAACGAAGATCTGCAACACGCATTATGATTCCAGCGCCAAATGCCCGGAGTGGATTAAGTTCTTAAACACGATTTTTCAGGGCAATGAAAACCTCATCACGTTTATTCAGAAAGCGGTGGGGTACGGGCTCACGGGAGATGTGTCGCAACAGATATTCTTTATTCTGCATGGTGACGGTGCGAATGGTAAGTCCACGTTTGTTGAGACGTTCTATAAGATTCTCGGCAGTTACGCCGCAATAACGCCCACCTCAACGCTTATAGCGAAACGTGGTAACGAGATTCCCAATGACGTTGCCCGGCTCAAAGGCGCACGGTTCATTATTTCATCGGAGCTTGAGCGATCGAAGCTTCTTGATGAAGCCTTGGTCAAGCGGTTCACAAGCGAAGAACCGATATCAGCTCGATTCTTGCGGCAAGAGTTTTTCGAGTTTAAACCCACCGGCAAGATATTCCTTTCCACAAATTACAAGCCCACGATCAGGGGGACGGATGACGGTATTTGGCGGCGTATTCGCTTGATTCCGTTTGATCATAAATTTGAGGGAGTACAGCGGATTGAGAACTTTGGGGATAAGTTTTTGCTTCCGGAATTGCCGGGGATATTGGCGTGGGCTGTTAGAGGCTTCTTGAGGATGCAGGAAGAAGGCATGAAGCCACCGGATATCGTTATGAGCGCAACGCAGGAGTATAAATCGGCAGAGGATGGCGTGGGAGCGTTTTTGGATGAGTTCTGTGAGCTTGATGAATGGGCGGAGGTTTCAGTTTCCGATCTGTATGCGGCTTTTAAGGAAAACTCGGACTTTTACATGAAGAAGAAGGAGTTCAACGATTATTTGGAGAAGCATGGCTACAAGAAAGAAAGGCGTACGGCTGGAGAACAGAAGGGCAGGTTTTTCTGGAAGGGCATCCGGGTGAGCGGGTGCGAGGGGGGCGAAAATGGCAGACCGTACTAAATTGCTTCACTCGGGCATGTTTTGTCACTGCCATAAGTCTTTGACTTATAAGCGGTTTCTAATTTTGGCTAGTGATGGAGTGAAGCTGGTGAAGCATTTTGCCATAACTCGTGTAGAAAACATCATTTTTATATATGCGTATAAGCAATTAGGGAAAAACCCTTCACTTGCTTCACTGCTTCACTGGAGTTGTTATGGACAAGCATGAGGAATTCAAACGCCTATATAAGAAGTTTGTTGATGGCTCACGCTGGTTGAATCAGAAGATTCAGGAGGGGACAGCCCGGGAAAAGGATAAAGAAGAATTTAATAAGCGGGTAGTCGAGCCCATGGACGCTTTATGGGCGACGTTTACCGATGAGGAGAAGGACTACTGGGGCAAGGTTAAGTACGCCGTGGATTTGTTTGAAGGAACAGTTGTTTTGGAAGACGAGGAGAAGAAAAGAAAACAAGATGAAGAACAAAGCAAGAGGAAGAAGAAGCGATGGAGAAATTATTCCCGATCATATTAATCGTTTTAGATTTCGCCGCAGGTGTTGTGTATGCCTGTGGCGGGGATGTGCGGCACGCAGTTTATTGGATGGCCGCTGGAGTGCTGACGATATGCGTGACGTTTTAGGCAAGAATTTTTACGGGTCCTTCTGGGGGCGGTTTGGGCGAGGGTCGGGCGAGGCGCATTTTGTGAGTGATACAAAAATCAAAAATGCGTGTCAGTGTCAGTGGGGTCAAAAGATGGGGTCAAAATGGTCAAAAGAAGCTCAAAAAGGCGCATTTCATGGGGGAATTCGCTTAGAAATGGGCAAATAAGGAGGAATTTCGATGGCAAACATTAATGTCAATCCTGACATTTGCGATGTCAGTGTGTCAGAGCTTAAACCGGCTCCGTATAACCCGAGAGAGATTTCGGACGAGGCGTTAGCGGGGCTTCGGCAGTCGCTTGAGCGGTTCGGGATGGTGGATCTCTTGGTTGTGAACCGACGCAATATGAGAATCATCTCAGGGCATCAGCGGTACAAGATTTTGCAGGAAGCGGGCGTTGATAAAGTCCGGGTCATCATGGTTGATGTGGACGAGATAGCCGAAATGGCTATGAACGTGACGCTCAACTCTCAAGAGATAACCGGGCAGTGGACAGCGGCGATTATCCCGCTTCTTGAGAAATTGCGCACGGAGAACGGTGACGCATATCTTGCTTTGCGTATGCAGGAGCTCAGGGATCAGGTGCGAGAGTTTGAGCAGGAGAATAAAGGCATTGGCAAAACGCTCCCTGATGACTTACCCGAGCCGCCGAAGGATCTTATCACCAAGCCCGGGGATTTATGGATTCTCGGTGATCATCGCTTACTGTGCGGTGACAGCACCAAAGAAGAAGATGTCGCCCGGTTAATGGACGGACAGCAGGCGGATTTGCTGGCTACGGACCCGCCATATTGTGTTGATTACACCGGTAAGGATAGACCCAATGGCGGCAGGGATTGGTCGAATGTTTACCACGAGATTGATATTCCGGACGCATCAGCGTTCATGAGAAGTTTTTATTCGGTCGCTTTGAAATTTATCAAACCGCACACGGCGTTGTATCTCTGGCACGCATCGAAGCGCAGAAGCGAGATTGAGTGCGTGTGTCAGGAATTAAATATTCTCATTCATCAGCAGATTATTTGGGTGAAGCCGTGCGTCATACTGACTTACTCGTTTTACTCATGGCGGCATGAGCCGTGTCTTTTAATGTGGGTTAAGGGACAGAAGCCGCCTTACCGGCCGAAGGACAAGTCTATCGGAAGCGTTTGGTCGATTGATTTCGTACGCTCGGGTGATCCCACAACACCGGAATATCACACCGATGTTTGGGAACTTGATTGGGAAGGCAAGAAACGGGGAAGCACAATCGCTGAACACCCCACGGTAAAACCGACCGAGGTGTTCGCAATACCCATGCGGGTGCATACGCAGGTGGGGAATATCTGTTTTGAGCCGTTTTGCGGATCGGGTTCGCAGATCATCGCCGCAGAGAGGGTGAATCGCAGGTGTTTTGCCATGGAGCTTGAGCCGTTTTTTGTCGATGTGGCTGTTAAACGTTGGGAGGAATATACCGGCAAGAAAGCGGTGAGAGCGTAATGGAAGAAGTAAAACCGAAACAGAATTTGGCGGACATCGCTCGGAAGAAACGCAATCTGCATTTGATCGAGAAATTGCATAGCGGTACGCCGCTCACAAAGATCGAGATTAAAGAGCTTGAGGAATTTGAGAAAGAGCCGCAGGAGCCGACCATCGTTAAGAGCGCAGATGAAGTGGCGCAGTTCATGGACGTGTCGGAGCGTACGGTTTACCGGTGGCGCAATGAGGGTATGCCGGTCACCAAGGACGGTTTTTATGATCTTGAGCGTATCAGGGTCTGGTTTGAGGAACGAGAAAAAACCGGCGATGGAGAGGGCAAGGCTTACTGGGAAGAAAAGATCAGGAAGTATAAAGCGACGCTTCTTGAGCTTGAGTTGAAGAAGGTGCAGAACGAGCTTGTCTCAAGCGAGGAAGTGGAACGGGGGCGAATAGCGAGGGTCATGGCGGTTAAACGTGCGTTCTTGGCGTTGCCGACAAGACTCGCCCCGGTTCTGTCAATGCAGGAACCGAGAGAAATTGAGGTCGTTCTTTATGAGGCGATATCAGAAATTATTGATGAGTTTGCTGGAGTAACAAATGAGAACACTGAAACAAGACAGGGAAATATGGACGCAGGCGGAACAGCAGTCGTGGAAGCGTCCGGCGAAAATAACGGTCAGTCAGTGGGCGGATCAGTACCGTTATCTTAATCCGGTAACGTCAGCGGAGCCGGGCAGGTGGAAAACTATCCGCACGCCGTATCTGCAGGGTGTCATGGACGCTTTCACGGATCCGTATGTTGAGGAGATCACGGTCATGGCGGCGTCTCAGGTCGGAAAGACCGAGGGCATGTTCAATATGCTGGGTTACGTTATTGATCAGGACCCGGGCCCCACGCTGGTTGTTTTGCCGAGAGAAAACGACGCAAAGAGCGTTTCGTATAATCGTGTGCTTCCCATGATTCATGGATCGCCGGTTCTTCGCAATCGAATGCCGCTGAACGCCGACGACATGACAAAGCTGGAATATCGTTTTGATCGGATGATTCTTTTCTTCGCTGGGTCGAATAGTCCGGCGGATTTGGCTTCAAGACCGATTCGTTATTTGTTTTTAGACGAGATTGATAAATACCCGAGATTCTCAGGACGTGAGGCGGATCCGATTAAGCTGGCGACAGAGCGGCAGAAAACATTTTGGAATAAAAAGACCGTTAAAGTTTCAACGCCTACTACTCGGGACGGGTATATCTACCGGGAGTTTGAAAAATCAGATCAGCGCAGGTTTTTCGTGCCATGCCCGCATTGTGGCGGGTATCAGATACTTGTGTTTGGTCAGATTAAATGGCCGGAGAATGAACGATCTGCGGAGAAGATTAGGAACGAGCGGTTGGCGTGGTACGAGTGCGAGCATTGCAAGAAACGGATTGATGATTATCAGAAACAACAGATGCTCAATCATGGGAAGTGGGTGCCGAGGGATTGTGAGATAAACGAGCAAGGCGAGATTTGGGGTGAGGGGGTAAAGAGTAAGCATAGGGGTTTTTGGATCAACTCTCTATATTCGCCGTGGCTTAATTGGAGCGATATCGCCGCTGAGTTCTTGAAGTCGAAAGATTTTATTGAGCTGTTGATGAACTTTGTCAATTCGTGGCTCGCTGAAGTATGGGAGGAAAAAATTGAGGAAACCACGGTTGACCGGGTTAAGGCACACGCCTGCGAGTATACGGAGGGAATCGTTCCTGATGAGGCGGTTGTTTTAACGGCGGGCGTTGACGTTCAGAAAGATCATTTTTATTACGTCATTCGTGGCTGGGGTTATGAGGAGCAGTCGTGGCTTGTGCGGTGCGGATCGCTGGAATACTGGGATGATTTGGTCGAGGTGTTGTTTAAGACCGAGTATCGAAAATATTCAGGAGATGAGACGCTTCCGGTTTACATGACTTGCGTTGACTCGGGGTTCAGGACTGATGAGGTGTATCACTTTTGCAGGCAGTGGCACGATCGTGCGAAAGCGATCAAGGGGCAGGAAGAATTAACGGACGGCAGGTTTTATCGTGCGTCAAAAATTGATATCAACTCACGCACGGGAAGCATCATCAAGAACGGTCTGGTGTTGTGGAATCTTAATGTCACGCAGTACAAAGATAAGATCAGCCGCCTTGTGGCGAGTAAGGATCCGGCGAAGTGGCATCTGTTCAAGAATCCATCGGATGACTATCTTTCGCAATTCACGTCCGAGCATAAGGTTTTGGTAAGGAATAGAAACACCGGCAAGGCGAAGGAAGTTTGGCAGAAAAAACGCTCCTCGGTTGCGAATCACTATCTTGATGCGGAGGTTTACGCTATCGCCGCCGCTGACATAATTCGTGCGCTTAATCTTCGCAGAGACGAGCGCACGGTACATAAAGATATAAGGCAGGAACATAGCCGTTCCAGCTGGATTCGGAAACGAGAAGGGGCGTGGATTTAATGGGTGGAAGATGGCTCAACAGACACGAAAACTGGCTTGATAAAAAGAGCGTTGAGCGCCGACCGGTCGGTCGCCCTGTCAATGATAGCGAAGATTACGGCGTGAGGTATGTTCCATTGAAATGCCCAAAATGTCGGAGCAAAGACGTGAGATGTTATTCGAGTACGCCGCCGATTCGATATCATCTCTGTCGAGATTGTGGCTATAAATTTAAATCTGTTGAGGCAAGCGAGGAAAAATAATTATTACTATTTTGTAGTAACGACCCAATTGAAAAAGATTCAGGTTGAGATAAACTTGAATTAGAAAATTAAAAGCGGGACAGCTGATCACTGCCGCCGCACCCAATAAGCAATAAAAACCCGATTCCTTGCGCAAGGGGGAGTCGGGTTTTTTTATTGGGTCACGAGGGAAATTATGAGCGCACCAACAAAACAGGAAATGCTTGAGAACGTAGAGACGGCTATTAACGTACGCATGACTGGCGGAGCCGTGCAGTCGTATTCGATCGGCGGCCGCAATTTGCAGTACATAACATTGGCGGAACTTATAAAACTGCGGGACACGTTGCGGCAGGAGATTGCCGCAGGTAGTTCTCGCACGTCATACGCAAAGTTTGAGAATCCGGTATGAACATAAAAGAAAAATTAGCGAATGGTTTGGATGGGGTGGTTGGCTTTTTCTCTCCGAAAGCGGGCTTAAAGCGGCGCATGTTTCGTGAGGCGATTAAGTTATCCGAAAAGTTCGGGTCTTATCGTGGGGCTGAAAAGAACCGTCTTCGTTCGTCATGGATCCCGGGCGGAGGTTCGGCTGATCAGGATATTATTCCTGACTTGCCGGATTTAAGGGAGCGGAGTCGTGACTTAAACCGCAATGACGCTCACGCCTCTGGGATTACGAACACCATGACAACAAATATCGTTGGCACTGGTATTCGGCCACAGAGCAGGGTTGATAAAGAGGCTCTTGGGATCGCTGACAGCAAAGTGGATAAGTTTCAGAAAAACGCTGAACGGTCATGGAAGTTATGGCTTCCATATGCTGACGCAGGCAACCGCATGGACTTTTACGAGATTCAGCAGTTGGTTGACAGGCAGATTCTTGAAAACGGCGAGGCGATCGTTATCCCGGTCATGCTCAAAGATAAAAACCGGCCATATTCGCTCGCTCTGCAGGTTATAGAGTCGGACAGATTGGCTACGCCGCCTGATAAACGTGGCGACAAGACCGTAAGAGCGGGAGTTAGGGTTGGGGAGAATGGCGAGCCGCTTTCCTACTTCATTCAAAAAACACATCCGGGTGACTATCGGTTTACGAAGGCGGAAGAACGAGAATATATCGAGATTCCAGCCCGTAATGAGTTAGGCAGACCGAATGTGTTTCATTTGTATCCGGTTCAGAGGTCAGGACAGACTCGTGGCGTTCCGTTCTTCTCGCCAGTGCTTACGTATTTCAAAGATTTAGCGGAATACGCCGAGGCGGAACTTGTGGCCGCTCGCATTGCGGCGTGTTTTTCGATATTTATCACCTCGGAAGCGTCAATGGATCTTAACACCGGCTATGACCGCAACTTTCAAGGGCAATATTTAGAGTCATTAGAGCCGGGCATGATAAGACACCTACTTCCGGGGGAATCTATAACGTCGTTTAATCCCCAGCGGCCCTCAGCGACATTTGAGCCGTTCGTGGAAAAGATGCTTAGGGCTATCTCAGCGGCGTTGGGTTTGCCTTACGAACTGGTCGCAAAGGATTTTTCCAAGACGAACTATTCAAGCGCACGTGCGGCACTTCTTGAGGCACGCAGGTATTTCAAGGTTAGACAGGAATGGCTCGCCCGCAAACTTTGTCAGCCAGTTTGGGAAATGGTCTTGGAAGAAGCGTATCTCAGGGGCGAGTTAGGGACGATTTCTTTTTACGAAAATAAACAATACTGGGTCAACGCATCGTGGATCACACCGGGCTGGGAATGGGTTGATCCGCTTAAAGAAGCCCAAGCGGCAGAGGTGGGGATCCGTAACGGAATCATCACCTATTCAGATCTGTATTCAGCGCAGGGCAAAGATTGGGAGGAGTGTTTTGAGCAAAGAAAAAGAGAGCAAGAAAAAATCAAAGAACTCGGGCTCGAGATCAATAAGAAGCCAGATTCTGTTGATGGTAAGGGCGCAGATGCAAACAGCGCAGACGATGATCGTGGAGGTGAGGAATAAATGAGAAAAGATTTATTTCGAGCGGATGTCGCTCGTTCCGGCAAGGTCAGGATTGATAGAGAGGCGTCTGTTATTAACGGATTCGCTGTTGTGACGAAAGGCGTGACGAAGGACAGCCGGGGAGAGTTTGACGACATCGCTCTGGATTCAGTCGTTGAGTTTGGGAACAAGGCGAAAGCGGGAATCAAATCAAGATTTGGTCATCCCAACATGAGTAGCAC